TGCACGCCTTTTCAGACCCTCAAACCCATTCATGCGGGCAAGCGAGACGAGACAAGCACACGCAAAACATCAGGCAACCCCTACCCAAAATCTAAGGTGATGACTAGGGAAGGGTAAGGGGAAACACTACACAGGGGAGGGCGGGATGAGTGAACCCCTCTGCTACCCCTACGGTTAACCATGCAACGGTATAGATATACTAATATATAAACACACTTAGTTTTATATAGTATACATGTTAGTCTAACCCTAGACAATACACAAGGGGAATAGAATAAAGTACTAGGGGAAAGTACTTACAAAATAATTGCAGATAAGCTATTGACAATCACAGTACTAGCCTTATAATTTAATCACTGTCTAATCGTAGACAGCAACACACACACAGGGAGCTAGTAGCTATGTATCAAGTAACAGCAATATATGAGGGATGCGAGATAGGCTATGGTGAGGGTGATAGCAGTTCATATGCTATCGGTGAATGCCTAGAGTCTATCGATAGTATTTACAGCCAGGCTAACATCATAGCTAGCTTAACTGTTATCTCTAACAGTAACGTAAACACAGTGCCGCTAGGCAAAATCTACGGATATGCTGGCAATAAGTTTATGGTGAAACGTGTTTCAAATAAGCAGCTAGCTTAAGATAGCAGCGGATAGCCTACGGGCTATTCAGTGCTATTTTGCACGTTCACAGGGGATAGTATCCATGAAAACAATACTAGTATGTAACGCTATAGGCTCATTCATATTGATTCTCTTTAGCCTGTACTGCTTTGGCATAGCAGCCATAACAGAATTAGAGTTATTGGCAGTATTCCTGTTTAGCCTGTTTACAGGGTTCTATAGCCTGTATGAAGCTAATAACCTGCCATATAACGATTAAGGGGCATAGTATGCGAACAATATCGATTCACGTTATGAACAAAACACAGGCTAAACAAGTAGCTGGCAGTGTGACTAGTACTAGCAAAATGCCATGCAATAGCTATTCACTGCCTACAGTGGCATGCATTACAGGCTACAAAATGTCAAAAATAGCTGGCAGTATATGCAGCACATGCTATGCGAACAAGGGTAACTATGTTCAATATGCGAACAATATTGAACCTGCTCAACATGCACGTTTAGACAGTTTAACGAGTGAATTGTGGGTCTCTGCTATGGTGGCGCATATCGGAAAAGACAGCTATTTTCGGTGGCATGACAGCGGAGATATACAGGGATTGTGGCATCTTGAAAAGATAGCACAGGTAGCTATTGAGACACCACAATGCATGCATTGGCTGCCAACACGTGAGTATTCTATGGTTAAGCAGTACATAGCTAAACATGGACAGCTACCAGCTAACTTGATTGTCAGATTATCGGCTATGTACGTAGACAAGGCTGTAACCATACCAGCTAGCCTACAGGGTAAGGCTAACGTGGCAGTTAGTAATGTGCATACCAGCACACCGATAGGCCATGAATGTAATTCACCTAAACAGGGTGGTAAGTGCCTAGACTGTCGCATGTGCTGGTCAACTAAACCCGTTAGCTACAAAATTCACTAAACAGGGGGATATCATGAAAATTGTATATAACAGGCTGCTAGGTGCATGGTACATAGTAAGGGGGCAGCATCAAACCCCTATAGGGGGCAGATTTGAGTCTAAACAGGCAGCACAGGCTTGGTTAGCTAGGGATAGATAGCAGCTAGCCTATAGCCTATTTTGTAGGCTATAGGATATCTACTGTAGATATCGATTAAATCAACACATAAGGGGCATAGTATGCAAAAAACGATGTTAGCCAAGTATTCAGGAACGTGCGCTATCAGTGGTGCACGTATAAACCCAGGGGATGAGATAGTCTATGACACTGTCGCAAAACGGGCATTCATAGCAGAAACAGGGGATTGCCAAGTAGATAGCAGCTATCTTGCAGCCCGTACCCGTACCCCTAAAAAGTACATTTCGGATGTATTCCGTATAGGTACAAAAGAGTTTTATCAGAATAAGAATGGACGCTGTGAAGATGCCCCATGCTGTGGCTGCTGTACGTTTTAAGGATATAGCCCCATGACAACACTCAAAGCCCTAGAAACTAGCCTGTATTGGATGCGGGTGGTTTATCGTGACAGTAAAAACCCTGTACAGCGTGAACGGGTGAAAGCCCGTATAGCGAAGCTTGAAGCAGAGATAGCAGCCCACCCAGACATGAAGGAAATAGCCCCATGACACATGAACAAGCATTCACACAAGCCCTAGTTCTAGCCATTACTGCCCCTAATGGCAGGGAAGATGATGCCCTCGCCCTTGTTTACCAACTGTCAGGGGGTTTAAGCCCCCAACAGGTAGAAGCCTGTAAAGCCCAAGCTATGCAACAACTGGAGATGACACATGAATGAATTTGACTATGAAATAGCCCCCACCATGATGGAAGAAGATGGATGGGTCAAGTGCGAAGAATCCACCGCTGACCAGTGGTCAGTATATGAACGTCCCATTCAGCCAGACGAAACAGGGGCAAGGCTTGCCGTGTGGGTTGCAGACTTTGCCCGTAAAGAAGATGCCCTAGCTTTTGTGGAGTTACTGTCACATGATTAAATTCAAGCCCGAATCCCTAAACGACACTACCCGCAAGTTCCCCCGCACCCTGTCGGAGGCCTTCCCCTCTGCCCCAGAATGGCAGGAAAAGCCCCCTTTGCATGACAAGGTGTTGGCCTATATTGCCATGTTCGTGGCAGGGTATTTGACAGCCCTTTTGGTTTTCAGTTAATATCTGCCCCGTTGTCGTAGAAAGCAACTATGTCTAAGCCTCTTACACATGCTCTCGCCCTTGGTCTTCACCTATGGGTTTCTACCGAGGGCAGTTGTAAGGGGCTTTTTTATTGTCTATCTACGTCAACCGTACCCCACACGATAGCAAGTGCCCCTGACTGTGGCAGCGTGGGAGAAAAGCGGTTCAGCTTGACCCAAGGGGGACGGCTGCACGAGGGTTCTGCCCCAAGTGATAAACAGACATGTAGGTTGATAGTCGATTGTTGCAGAGACAAATTCTCTGGTCTGATAAATAAAGCAGCAGAACTGTATACGGGCAGTAGCCCCATACAGGACAGCCCCAAGGCTGAAAGTAGGACATTGACTAATCATCATCCCTACCGTAGCCCTTGTATTGCCCAAAGGAAACACATGAACAAACAAGAAGCTAACCAACTGCTAGATGAAGTCAAGCTAGGTAAGCCCCATCCTGCAAGAGACATAGACCTAGCCCTGCTAACAACTGGAGACTTACATGGAAAACTTTATGACCTGGATACTTACCTTAACCACAGGTTTGCTGGTAGGTTTAGCCCCACTTATCCTGTTGCTGCATTACAAAATCAAGAAGGAGAACAAGCATGAAATAAACACTTGACATCATCTAACTAACTGTGCTTATAATCTAATCCCAATCATTTGAAAGGTTCGTGACCATGACAAAGTTATGCATAAACTGTATCCACATCCTCAACTCTGAGGTTTTACCTGATGACCAAGAGTACGCTAGATGCGGCTTTGACAGGCCTATAAGCCTCGTTACAGGCCTTCTACGCACCATCCCTGAACTACCCTACTGCTCTACTGAAAGATACGCTTCTGGCCGCTGCAAACCCGCAGGAGAAAATTGGGTTGCCGCTGACGATGTGATGACAGCAGAAGAGGAAGAACTTATGAAGGGGATGCCAAATGTCTGACTTCTCCCCAGAAACAAGAAACTCTGCGATATGGAGCGGAGACTCCCGCAAGGTAGCTAACGGCAAAGCTAACGAAGTCATCCTGACCAAGCTTGGCAAGATGGAAATCCCCGACCTGTCTGGCATAGAAGCTGTACAGATGGGTCATGTGATGGAACCAGTCATAGGCAGACTCGCCCAAGCTGAACTCAAGACAGAGCTAACCAAGATTGATGACGCTCTGACCCACCCTAAACATAGCTGGTTACGCAGCCATTTTGACTTTGCGGGGAAACTCGGTGGAAAAACAATACTTGTCGAAGCTAAAAACTACAACGCTGGTGTGCGTAATAAGTTTGATGTGTCTGGTGTCGCACCCCCTGCGGATGTTGCTCAATTGGTACACGAAGCTGCTGTATTCGGTGTCGATATGGTTTATCTCGCCGTTCTATTCGGAGGTCAAGAGTTCGTCCTCATTCCGTTTCATATTACAGAGACACAAAAAGACGAACTTATACGCCAGATGGCTTCAATCTGGGGTCATGTCCAAGCGGGAACCACCCTACCACCAGAAGACCTAGAACAGGTCAAACTCCTGTACCCACAGGAAGCCACAGGAAGCCTTAAAACAGCCTCTGCAAGCGTTGAACAAGCCTGTCTAGCCCTGAGTCAGGTCAAGGCCAATATCAAGGTTCTAGAGGCTCAGGAAGAACAGCTACAAACCTTGGTGGCTGGCTACATGGGGGAATCCTCTACCCTGTCCAGCATAGATGGTCAGGTGCTAGCTACTTGGAAGAACGCTAAACCTTCCGCAAGGTTTGACAGCAAGATGTTCCAGTCTGCTATGCCTGACATCTATGACCAGTTTGTCAGGGATATCCCTGGCTCCCGTAGATTCCTTTTAAAGTGAGGTTCACATGTTATTCACAGAGAAACAACAGCAACGAGTTACTTTGCTAGAAGCAGAGATGAAACAAATGTCTAGTAAATACAACACTTTACAGACACAAGTAGATGCTCTGCTCAAGCTCTCCTACTCAAAGTATGGAATCAAGCTAGATGGCACACCTAAAGCCAAGCCAGGCAGAAGACACAAGGTGGCTGCATGAAAGCCTATCCCTACATGCACAAACACCCTACAAGTGGTCAAACAACCATCTCTGATGGCATGGACTTGCGGGACTACTTTGCTGGTCAGGCTTTGGCAGGATTGCTTGCTTCTGATGTCGAAGACAAGATGGATTCTTTTGCTTCTATATCTTATATGTTGGCAGATTTAATGATGAAACAACGTAACTACAAGGAGGTTCCAAATGAACATAATCCCGCTGAATGACATCCAAGCTATGGCAGAGGTTGCTGCCACCAGCAAGATGTTCGGGTTTAAAAACCCACAAGAAGCTATGGCAATCATGTTGCTATGCCAAGCAGAAGGTCTGCATCCCGCTATCGCTATGCGTGATTTTCATGTCATCCAAGGCCGTCCAGCATTGAAAGCAGACGCAATGCTTGCTCGTTTCCAACAAGCAGGTGGCTCCGTACAGTGGAAGGAATACACAGATGAAAAGGTCACGGGATTATTCACGCACCCGCAGGGCGGTTCTCTTGAACTCAGTTGGACTCTACGCCAAGCGAAAGAGATTGGAATCGCCAACAAGGATAACTGGAAGAACTACCCAAGAGCGATGCTCCGTGCTCGTGTCATTAGCGAAGGAATCCGCTCTGTATTCCCAGGTTGCGTGGTGGGTGTCTACACCCCAGAGGAGGTACAAGATTTCAATCCTCCCGCAGAACAGAAGGTCAAGCACATGGGCACTGTGGAGCGGGTGGAGGATGTACCAGAGGATGTTCTACAAGAGGACGATGGGGCGTTTGCGCTTCACGTACCGAATTCAGACAAACCTTACAAACGATACGAAACGCCTGAAGATTGGATAGATGGCTATGCCAGCATGGTTAACAGAATTGTCTCCAGCCAAAAGTTCTCTCTGGAGGAAAAGACAGCAAAACTTGCTTCCCTCGCAACATGCAATACAGGTGTTACAGAAAACTTCAACAGCTTGGATAAAGTCAAACTCAAAGCAGCCATTGTCACCGCTGGAGGACAAAGCTCCCCAAAGCCAGACATGTCCCAACAACCTCCAGATACGGGACTCAGCGAATGATGGTCTTAAATCACTTGAGGGACATAGGGAGCCTGACACCACTGGAGGCATTAAATGAATATGGTTGTTTCAGGCTTGCGGCACATATCGAATCTCTGCGAAAAGACGGACACAGAATCTTTACGGAGATGGTTAACCAAGGCGGGAAGAAGTTTGCCAAGTACACACTTACACGAAAGGATTGAAATGGCAACAGGAAATGCACACAAGGAGATGCCTGGTTCAGGTGTCATGTACTGGGAAGCAGAAGAGATGCGTAAGTCTCCCAAAGGCCCAGACTACAAAGGGTTTGTTGTTCTAGAGATGGACTACAAAGCAGGTGAGAAGTTGAAGATTGCAGCGTGGCAAAAGCCAACCAGCCGAGGGCACAACTTGCTTGCTTTGAAAGAAGATAACTGGAGCAAAAAGAAACGTGAGGAAGAGATGAAGGATAAAGAAGTGCCTTCTAACTACGCACGTAAACCAGCAAGTCGGTTTGGTGAAGATGACTCTGACGTACCTTTTTAAGGAGAGAAACATGAAAAAACTTTTAATTGGCATTTGGGTTGCACTTAGCACAACAGTGGTCTGGGCGGCCTGTTCAACACATACTTACTATGCAAATGGCAGGTATGTAACTTGTACAACCTGTTGCTACGGGAACAACTGCAACACTAACTGTTACTGATGGCAACAAAGACCTCACCCACACAGCGTAGTCTGGCTCACCTGCGTGAGCTTGGTTACCACGTTGAAGTAGTTGAGAAGTGGAACAGCTTCACTAAACAACGAAAAGACCTGTGGGGGTGGGCTGACCTTCTCGCTATTCGCAAAGGTGAGGTGCTGGCAGTGCAGGTAACAGCCTCTGCTGTCAGTGACCGCATAAAAAAGATTATGGCCTCCGACACGCTTGCTCTTGTAAGAGATGCAGGGATTCGTGTGGAGGTACATGGTTGGAGAAAATCCGCAAAGACAAACAGATACGTATTAAGAATTGAGGACATATCATGAGTGACATCAAACCAACACCACAACAAATCCAGATGAGCCAAGACTCGCTCAACAAGGCCAACAACAGCATGAACTACACCATGAACTTGGTGAACATGTCTTTGCAACAACTGTGGAACATCGCCTACGCTGCTGGCTTTGAAGATGCACAGGAAATCATGAAGACAGACAAAGGTCAAAAATGAGTAAGGCTCACATCTTCATCGCTACCCCTATGTATGGTGGTATGACCACAGGCTACTACTGTCAGTCACTGGTCAACACAACCGCTGTCATGAGGGCTAACGACATCGACATGTCCTTCTCCTGCATGTTCAACGAATCCCTTATCCAGCGTGGGCGTAACGCTCTTGCACATGGCTTTCTGAACAAGAAGGAAGCTACCCACTTGATGTTTATTGACGCAGACATCCGCTGGAATCCTGCCGACATCGTTCCAATGATTGACGCTGACAAAGATATTATTTGTGGCATCTATCCTAAGAAGGAAATCAACTGGCATGGTGTCGAGCAAGCAGTCAAAGATGGTGTGCCTGTTGACCAACTGAAAACCCGTACAGGTTCGCTGGTGGTTAACCTTGTTGACTATGCTGGCACAGTCACAGTACCAGCACATGAGCCTGTGGAAATCTGGAATGGCGGTACAGGGTTCATGCTTATCAAGCGTGAGGTACTGGAAGACCTGGCTACAAAGATGCCAAGCTATATCAACGATGTCACCTTCCTGTCTGGCGAAATCAAGCAGGACAAGATTGTGGAGTTTTTTGCCTGTGCTATCGAAGAAGGCGTAGGACGCTTGCTGTCAGAAGACTATTACTTCTGCCAAGAAGCACGTAGACATGGCTACAAGATTCATGCCGCTCCGTGGGTGGTTCTGGGGCATTTCGGTAGCTACCTGTTTGAAGGTGGCTTGCTTCCAGCAGCATGACCATCTCTCTTGACCTTGGGTGCGGAGAAACCATCCGCAACCCCTACCAAGCAAAGTCAGTTGTGGGACTGGATTTAGAGCAAGCAGACCTTGCTGTAGAGCCTATCCCCTTCAAAGACAATCTGTTTGATTTTGTAACTGCTTACGACTTTCTGGAACACATCCCCAGACTGCTGTACATCCCACACCGCAGATACCCGTTTGTAGAACTCATGTCAGAGATTTACAGGGTCATGCGGATGGGTGGCAAGTTCTTATCCTCTACCCCTGCCTTCCCACACAGTGCGGCCTTCCAAGACCCTACACATGTGAACATCATTACTCCAGATACGTTCTACGAGTATTTTGATGACAAGAAGACTTGGGCTAAACAGTACGGATTTAAGGGCGCATTCCAGATAAATGAGATGCGCTACCACGGCCCTCACCTGCTGGTAGAGCTACAGAAGGTCAGCGTTTCGCAGTCCGTGCCGACTTGATAAATGCTGCTTTGGTAGGGTAACCAGCTTGACCTTTGCGTTTAGGAGGCAGTCCTGCCGCTCTGCGTTGGTTGATGTTGAAGTACAAGCCACGTTGGGCTTTTGGTGTGTATGCCATTATCTGCAACCCCATCTCTTTCTTGCTGCCTTGCCACGTTCCCCCGTCCATCCACTGCTTCTAGCGCAGAAAGACTTGTGACGAGGATTCGATGTATCTTTGGTGGGAGCCTTGAGGTTGCTCCCTGTTGCTCTGTTTGCCTTTGCACGACCCTTGGCAGTCAATCCCGCACCCTTCTTCACAGAGAGCTTCTCGCCTCTGCCAACAGATAGATTTGGGAATTTCTTCCTAGCCATATTGACTCCTATGCAACCAAGCCTTGCAAATATGTAGTTTTACCCGCAACCTTGGTAGCAGTCAATTCCTGCTTCTTCAGGTTGGCAGGGTCATACGACACGTGCACCCAGCCGCTGTCAGGGATGCCAACTGTATAAAACTCAAGGATAAGCTGTGTGTAGTCCAAGTTATCCATAATCCATTGAGCCAAGTCAGCATTGGCAACACCAGGGATTTCTATATCTGCTGCTCTCCCAAGGCAATGGTCTGAGGTCTTTGAGCCTCCCGTGGCCTGGTTCACGGCTGGAGCACGGAATCCTGAGTTCACCTTGACACCCTTGCCAAAGTGGTCACGTACGGGTTGCAGGACTTTCTCGCACAGCAAACGCAGATTTTCTGTGGCCTGTTCATCAGGGGTATTGTCCAAGTCCAGACGCAGGGCTGTCTCAGATTTTGTCAGTTCATGCAGGGAAAAGTTGGCAGTCAAGTTCATTTGATTTCCTTCTGTGATTCAACAGCTTTGTTGTATAAGTCTATACAGGCATTGAGTTTTTGTATAGCTCTATCACCCTCCTCGGCTATTGCGAAAAGAGTTTTTCCAACCTCTGGGTCAATGTTGGCTCGTGCTTCTCCTCCACTACTTCCTGTGGCAGAGGCGGTATCTGTGGTGGTTTGTACGGGGCAGGACGCTTTGAGGCGCAGCTTGAGAGCACCAGAATCAATAGCAGCATCCCGCTGTTTCGCAACCAGTTTGGCTTTTTCATTTGAATTCCTCAGTGCATCCGCAGTCTTTGTTACAGCCGTGGCTAGAGCCTGTTCCTTTGCTCTGGCAACAGTATTCAGGCGGTCAACCTCTTCTTGTTGGGCTTTTGCCTCAACATGCTTGCCGTAGTAATAGCCTCCACCGAAAGCTATTAACAAGGCTACAAGACCAGACAACAAGCCTTTCATGGCTTGGGTGGCTCGTCATTGTCGTTAGCTTCTGCCTTTGAGATGGCAGTGGCTACAGCTTTGATTCCTGACCTGCCAGCCACACCACCAAGCACACCAGTGATAAACACCATGATGGTGCTAATCTGGCTTGTGTAAATCTTGTCGATAGGAGCCATGCCAGACATGGGCTGAGTGACGTAGGTCACAGAGTACAGGAACATAGCCATTGCGCCGAGCAGGATGCTGACCAGCACCACGATGACAAACGCCCAGACCCTGACTTCAATTTCTTCTGCTGTCAGGCGATTGCTGACATTTTTGACTACTGTAGGCATCACTTCTTCTCCTGTTCAGGTTTATTTAACTGTTCTGGGCAAGTGCCAGTAGCTGTGCAAATAGGAGGTTTGCACTCAGCAAGCTCCCAGTTTTTGGGGTCTTGGCACGGATAACGGAATCTATCTTCGCACCCTGTCATCAGGAATGCCATCAGAATCATGATTACGGTTTTGTTCACGATTTTTCCTCTCCACCTCTCGTCTTAACTTTTCTACCTTTTCTATCTGCTGCTTGGCCTCATGCTTAGTTTCTAGCACATCCAAGTACAACATCCCCAGAAGAGGCAGCAAAAGAGCAACCAACACACATGCCGCTATCCATCCCACTACGTCTTCTCCAGCCGATTTATGAACAGGAGGAACAGCCACAGGTAAAGGAGGAATGTAAAAGTCGCTAGAAGATACGCTAGGTTTGCCTGGAAGTTTCTTTTTTCCTCCCTGCGTTGCCATGCTTTGTACCTCGCTTGCGCCTCTTGCTTAAGTCTAGCCTTTTCCTGCTCTTCCTGTATGACATTCCGCATGTCAAAGACTTTGGAATACAAGGCTCCCATCTCAGGGGGAGATTGGTAAACCATCGTTTCCCTGATAGTTACCTCCAGTGCTGCCATCTGGTCTTGAGCCATAACCCTCTTGAGGGCGGCTTCCATCAGGTTGGCATCAGGGTCGTAGACTGTCTGGCTCTTCTCTTCTTCTTCTCTTATGTGGGTAGCAAGTTGCTCTTGTAAGCGGAAAAACTCTGTGAGTTGTGCCACCACATCTGACATGACCTTAGTCTCGTCAACGGCAACATACTTCTCTTTCTTCTTGGCTACAGGCTTGGCAACAGGCTTAGGCTTGCTGT